GTTTCACCTTGAACGACTTTAGTTATGCCCTCTTCAGAACGAACATCTAAATGTGCAAGAGTGGCTGTACCAGAAGTCTCAGGAGAAGGAGGTCCACCGGCTGTTACAGAGATTGCTGTTGCTGTAGCTATTGTAACAGCGCCTGTTAAAGCAAATAATCTACCATTTACATTACCACCATCAACTGCAATAGATGCATGCGCAATCATGGTTCCTTCAAATGTACCGGTTGCACTTACATTAAGAGAAGCTGAAGAACCAGCTGCCCAATATAGGTTACTAGGTAGTGCTCCACCTGTAAATGCTATAGTAGGAGTTCCACCTGCACCAGTATTAATAGTAGAAGCAGATAAGATAACAAATACGTCCGTTGCACTACCATTAAATGTAAGAGTTGCGTTACCTGACGTAGCTAAGTGTCCTGCATCTGCACGATACACTCCAGCACTAAGAACTTGTCCATCTAGAACAGCACTAATAGTTGTAGCACTTCTAGTTGATAAATCAGTATATGCAGCAAGAGCATCAAGTTCAGCTTGTTGTGCTGCTGCATCAGTAATATGCTGTGCACCAACAACTGTTCCTGGTGGGAAACCAGTAACAGATGTACCAGGATACAATCCAAGTTCGCCTGTGATTACACTTGAACCAGAGTTAGTAATAGTTGAGGAAGCTAATACAGCAAAACCAGCTGATGTAGCTAATATTGGACTTCCAGGTGGTACACTTGGAACTGCAGAACCTAATGGAAATTCAAATTGAGTTGCTGATCTACGGTTAATAACATATTCATTATTAAAGTTAGTGGTACTACCTATAATTACAGTTTCACCAGACTCAAATCCGTGATTAGCAGATTCAAGTTGTATTCCACCTGCTGAATAAGTAGCAGCTGTAGTACATAATCCATAGTAACCAACAAATGGCCCTACAGCAGCATTAGTTGTATTTATAAAGAATCTGTTAGCGTCAATTACTTCTACCGTGTATGTTCCTGCTTGAGCACTTGGTGCAGTAACAGTAATACGGTCACCATCAACTAAACCATGGGGAGTAGGTGTTACAATTTCTGCAGTTGTTCCAGTAGGCGATGCTACTGTTCCATCAACCATACTTAGTGTACCGGATACCGCTACTGAACTAATACTTGCAATACCTTCGATGGTATCGCTACGCAATACTAACCATATAAAGTTTCCACCTGCTGCTGCGATTGCAGGATTAGCCCTAGATTGAATCTGTATGTCAGTAATGGGATAAACGCCTCGATTAAATGATCCAGTATTAAGAACACTTGCGCCTTGATAGGCACCACTTAATGTAATAGATTTAGCATTTGCTGCAGTAGTAGTAGTACCGCCACCGTTTACAAGTGTCCAAAATGCTTCTACTTGTAAGGTTAAATTGAATGGATCACCTGTACTAGTTATCCAGTCACCTACACTCAAGTCTGCAAAGTATCCAATAGATCCATTTGGTGAATTTACATATGATGCACCATTAACCCATGACACCACTTCGTTAAGAACGTTAATTGGTTGTGCAGAAACAAGAGGAAGATATGCAACGTATTCATCAGGAATATTTATAGTTCCCGCTTGAATAACTATATCTTGAGGAGAATTAACGCTCTTTATTACAAGGTTCTCAGTTAATGTTAACTGTCCTGGGACTGCCGAACTATGTACATACTTTCCTTTAGAGTAGAAGGTTATATTAAGATCGTTAAAGATGCTTACTAAACTAAATGTAGAATTATTTTGGTACCAATACTGTGATCCACCTAGATCAGCAAGTTGCGACATTACCGCATCCATCCACTCCTTAAGAGAGGTAAGATTTTTGTCGCCACCTTGAAATGGATTTAAACCAGATGAAGATGTTATCTTTATTGGTGTTTCTAGTTGCTCAAATGTTGAGTTTGGTAATGCTGGCCATGAGAACCTATGAGACGGATCTGGATTAATACCACCAGTTCCTAATCTAAACATCAATGGACGAGCGTCTTCAATAGAGACAATAACAGCAGAAGGATCAACTACGATTATAGCAATAGGAACCGTATTGTCTGGGAATGATCCAGTAGACACATTGACTTGAACTTCTATAACTGATTCAGTATTTACTTCTTCAGTGAACTCGCCACCAACGCCGCCATTAGCGTCTGGATCCCAGAATGCCCTAGTATCCTTAGAAGTGTTTAGTGTTGTAAAGGTTAAATAAACGTAGTTAGTAGCGCCTTTTCTAAGTTCGGGTACTAATGGTTGAGCATTAACATTACCAGCCGGTAAACCATAATAGAAAGAACCAGCGCTAGCACCTGGGTAATACATTGCCGAGTCGGCAATATTAACTGAACAACTTTGAGTACCAATAGCAGCGGCAGGATTTATTATATCGAAACCCTTAATGATATAAGGGGTATTTTCACCGACTAATGTCTCTATGAAGAATTTCCAGTCACCTGCACTATAAGAGTCGATGGACAAAAGATCTGGTAAATCAAGTCGCTCAGCGGAACTTATTAATAATCTACCTAATACTGCCACATTTACTCCTTAACTCAGATTATACTATATCTTGAGTTAGCTAGTTACTTGGTATACGTCTATCGTGCCATATAACTGTACTGGATAGCGTACGAGGAAGTTAATAAAAATCCCACTAGAAGCTACCGATTGAATTAATTTCTCTAAAGTCACTCTAACATCAGAGGGATTTGTAATATAAGGTGGATATTCAAGACCAAGTCCACTCATGATATGAGGTCCCTTATGATCTATCGCTGTCACACTTGAACCTATGTCATGACTGTATTTGAATATGTAAGAAGGGTCTAGAACTATAGTTGCATCATTTGGGGCATATAGATATCTTACTGGACCCTCTTGAGTATTAAGGCCATAGTCAAAAACAACGTATCCACCACCAGCTGGTATAGTGTTAGTAGTCAAATCTAATAGTGGTACTAGTTGTCCTGCTTGAATATGGGGCACCGTTAAACCAATATGTTCTGATAGTACAAAGGGTGCAGATAGGTCCCAGATATAAGGTCCTATAATTCTAGTAAAGGTACAAGGTAGAGCATCAGTTATTATAACAAGAGATCCCGATGAAGCAAGACCTATAGAATCAACCCTAGCTGTTCCAGATACTGTTGCTGTACCGTCTGTACCCATTGTCTCGTATGTAAAACTATTACTAGTTACCGATGTGATTACAAAACTTCCATTTAAGTTCTCACTAAAAGTGATACTTTCAGTTGCACTACCAGTTGCGCTCTGAGTCATTGTTACAGTTGAACCTACAACGTCTTGAATATAGGTTTCAATAGGAATATAGGTTCCGGCAACTTGAAGACCGCTAGATATTGTTCCTAATGGGGAAACACCCGTAATTGAGTTAAGACCATTCAATAGGGTGCCAGTTGCAGTATGCACTAAAATACCATTAGAATTGTATATTGCTACCGTATCACCAACTTTATAATTATGCGGCAACGCTGTAGTAACTGTCACTATCCCAGCAACTCTTGTTAAACTAGTAAGTGTCTGCTCGTCTAAGGTTGCTAAGGCTGGCAATGACGGAGTAATCCCAACCAGAGTGTTTCCTGCGAATTGTACGGGAATACCAGCTGCTGTAACTGTAGCCGGCCAATCAATAAAAACAGTGTTGCCTATTATATTAGTTATAAGTGAATAAGAAGGAATGCCAATCATAAAGGCGTTTTGACCAATTACTAGACCTGCGGTAGAAGCAACATTTGTAATCTGATTACTCCCAATAGTAGTATCCCCTGTTGTCTGCAGAACAAGTCTAGATGTGTATGTATACTTAATAGGTGTTCCCTGCAATCTACCGTTGAATGTAGATGATGCTAATGTATCGTCTATAGGCGAATGATATCTAGTTTTAATTTCGTCTACTTCTTGAAGCCAAAAAGAACCAGCCATAGGAAATTGTGCTGCATCGGCGACAGTAATCGAACTACTGCTATTGTAAGCAGTCATAGTACTAGTAGAACCGTTTATATGAGCTCCACCAGCTAATGATCTCTTTACAACAGGAGGAGTAGCTGGCATCTCAACTATAATTTCACCAGGTGTAACTTCCCATGTAGCTGCTCTACTATCTCTAGTAAAAACTACATACTTATTAGGGACAAAGAATTTAGTTTGAGTGTCATCTGTCTGTACGTATATACCTGGTGTTCCAAATAGATTAGTGAATGTAAAACTCTGTGTACTTAAATCTACATTAGTAATAAGGAATGAGCCAACATTACCGGGTAGTAACGATATCAATACGTTACCTGCTTGTAGTAGATTTATGTTTGGATTATCTCCAGAAATATACTGATATGAAACTTGATCACCAATTTTAGTTACTGTCCAAGTTGTATTTGCTCCTACACCCGCCCCAGTTAAAAAACCGTTCAGTTGTAGTGCAATATTAGCTCTACCACCAACAAGCTGTATTGATCCTTTTGAACCAATAGTGTTAGTGAATATCTTAATAAAGTAGCCCTTAGATATGTTATCGTAATAGTTTTCTGCAAAACTATGCTGAGCTTGTCTATTGATAACTGCTGCTATTTCTTGAGCTGTAGCAGCATTAATATCTGTAAAGTCTGATGCACGAAAGTATATTAATTCGTCGTATATCTCATCAACTGTGTATTCAA